TGACCTGGTTCGAGCCGTTGACGTTGACCGCGTCCCCGGCCGACATGTTGGTGCCGTCCGAGGGCTTGGTGACCGTCGTCACCTCGCCCGTGGGGTCGCCGAGTTCCGTGCTCATCTACGCCACCTCCACGTCGAGGTCATCCGGGTCGTCGACGCCGACGATGTCCGCGGCCTCCCGGCGGAGGCTCTCGGCGTGGTCGGGTGTGCGGTCTTCGAGGAGGTCCGCCCGGCGGAGCTTGTCCTTCACGTCGGACCGCTGGTCGGCGGCGAGGGCCTCGATCGAGCCCGGCCCCGCGTCAGGGTCGTCGGGGTCGCTCGGGCTCCCGCCCGTCTCGGGGTCCTGTGTGAAGGCGTCGATACCGAGGTCGTCGTCGTCGTCGCGGAACTCCGCCGCCATCGCCTCGATCGACATGGCCTCGACCGTCGCGTCGGTCAGGTTGCGATGCTCCTGGAGGGCCGCCCCGAGGACGTCCCGCACCGCGTCGACGTCCTCCTGGAGGGCCTCGAACTCTGATTCGGACACGACCCGGGGATCGTCGGTCTCCGCGGCCGCGTCGAGTAGTGCGTCGAACTCCGTCAGCCGCTTCGCTTCGGCGGCTTCGACGAGCGTGGGCTCGGCGAAGCGGTCGGCCTTGCGAAGCAGTTCTTTTTCCTTGTCGGATAGGTCGGACATAGTGTCCTCCGTGGTCGATCCCGGGTCGCTCTGGCCCGTACTGCCGTGTGGGCCGTCATCGCTCCCGGGGTGGCTCCCGTCCTGTACCCCGACACTCGCCGCCGCTTCCGCGTCGTCGGCGACGCGGTCCTGCCAGGTCTCTTCGAACTCGTCGTCGCTCATCGGCCCGTTATCGCGGGCCTGGACCGCCAGCCCCTCGTAGAGCGAACGCAACCGGGTGACGTCCTCGTCAGTCGGCCCGTCGGTCTGGGGAGCCAGCCGCCACGCCGAGTCCAGCGCGTTCAGGTTGAGGTCGGCGTTCCCGTCGAGGACGAACAGCGAGAGGTCGCCGAAGGTCTCGCCGTCGCCGTCGACCCAGGTGGCGGCGTTCCGGGCGGCGTCCATGTCGCCATCGTAGGTCCCGTTGAGCGTCGGCGCGTCCCACTGGGCCTCGGAGTAGCCGTTGAACTCCGGGCGACTCACGGAGAGGGCCTCGATACCCTGGCGGATCCCGTCGACGACGTGCTGGGAGAGCGCCGCTACCGCGGGGTTGGGCCCCATCTCGATCTCGTTGCCCTGGAACGCCCCGACGTCGACGACAGCGATGTCGAGAAACCCGTCGACGGACTCGGCGACGCGGGCCTCGCGTTGCTCGTCGAACGCCCCCAGCGTGCGGGCCACTCGCGGGGAGACGTCCAGATACCCGGCGGCGATCTTCTGGGCGATCTCGCGGTCGGTGATCTCGCCCTCGAAGACGAGGCCGATGCCGTCGGCGTAGCCGTCGGCGGTGACCTGCCCGATCACGTCGTCTGCGGGGGCCTGCTCCAGCGTGTCGTCGTGGAAGTTCTTGACGATGGACTTGCCGACCAGCAGGCCAGTCGCCTCCTGGAGGACCCCGGGCGGCCAGTAGGTGGGCGTTCCCGACTTCCCGACGGTTACCTCGCCCTCGGGCATGGCAACCCCGTGGACTGTCCACGGGGCGTCGTCGTCGAAGGTGTCACTCGCGTCCGCGAGGACGGCGATACCGCTCTGGATGTGGGGTGTCGTGGGCATGGAAGTGGATCACTCCGGAAGGGTGTCGCCCTCGTAGACGACGGTGTCGAACCCGTAGACATTGCCCGACCCGTTCGACTGGTCAGTGATCACGAACGAGACGGTCTCGCCGACCGGGATCGTCCGCCAGATACCGCGGAGTTCCGTATCGCCCGGCGTGTTATAGTCCCCGCCCGACCGGATATTCGTCTGCTCGGTTTGGTCGGCGCTCGACGTGTCCAGACCACTGTCCGACACCCGTTGAACCGTCGCTTCGGGCGTCTCGGGGTCAACGTCGTACCGCATCGCGTGGACGAACAGGTCGTCGACGAGGTTCGTCTGGGGGTCGGCGTTCTCCCAGACGTCGATCTCGGCGCGTTGAGCGGTGTCGATCGCCGGCGTCGCGATGTGGACCGTCCCACCTGCATCGGCGGGGTCAACGTGGATGATGAACTCCTCGCCGTCGGCGAGGGTGTGCCGTTTCGAGACGCGGTAGGCGTCGCCGGCGATGACTGCCTTCTGGAGCCGGTCGTGGGTGGTCGCCCCACCGTCTATCAGGAGGCTCTTCAATTCGTTCAAGACGTAGTTGTCGTCGTGGACACGCTCGGCCTGCGGGTCGACCTGCGGACCTGTCGTTGGCGCCATCTCAGGATCCCGTCCATATCATGATCGTGCACCGACAGTTCGGGTGGCGCGGCAACAACTCCGGGGCGCGGTCAGTCGGGTAGGGCTCGCCGGCCTTGAGCGCCTGACACTCCGGGCACGCGCCCGGAGCCAGCAGGAGCCCCACCTGCTCGACGCCGTGGCGGTCCCACTCCTTCGATCGGGCCGCGGTGTGCGAGTGCATCACCTCCGTCCGGGCGATCGTGTTCGCCCGCGTCCGGCCGACGGCGTCGACCCGATCGGTGAGATCCCGCGCGATCTCGCGGGGGCCTTGCCCCTCGTCCAGGCCCTCGACGAGGACCCGCCGCATCTCGTCGGCGGTCGCCCCCGTCATCCGCTCCATCGCCTCGAAGTTCCGCGTCCAGAGGCGCTGGAGTTGCTCCGTGTGGACCGGCAGGCGAAACAGCGTCTCGACCTTGGGTGTCTCGGTGGCGATCCCGGCCGCCCGGAGTTCGACGCTCGCCGCTTTCAGGCCCCGCTCGTAGGCCCGCCGGATCCATTCGTTCTGGCCGCCGAACTTGTCGAGGAACTCCCGGTCGGTCTGGGTACGGAGCCACTCGATGAACGCGTCGACCTTCGCGTCGGTCCGGGCGAATCGGAAGTCTCGCGGTCCTGGCGGGTCGACCGCGAGGGCGTCGACGTCCAGCCCGAAGGCGTCCCGTTCGACGACACCCGTCCGAATCGCGGCCGCGATCGCCGCCCACCGGCCCCGCAACCGTTGGGCGTACTGGCTCCGGATCGTCTTCGTCTGCGTGGGCTCGTCGCGCTGCTTGGTACGCTGGAGATACCGGCGGTGGGCCGGCGTCCGGGCCTGGGTCGCACTCATAGCTTCGGGTGGTCACCGGCACAGCCATCACAGAGTTCGTGCGAGACGCCGACGGCGTCGGTCCCGAACGTGACCTTGACGTCGGCCGTCCGGACACCACACGACTCGCAGGGGCGGAACCCGCCGGGGATCCGCTTGACGTCGAACGGGAGGACGGCACGCCCCGTCATCTACCGGCCCCCGCGGCCGTTCGTCCCGACGTTCATCGCGGCGGCCATCTCCTGCACCTCGGGATCGGACTCGTCGACGTCGACGTCCTCGACCTGGGCGACCGCGTCCTCCGGAAGCTGGAGGATCAACTGGAGGGCCTGCTCCAGGTCGAGGACGCCGTCGGCAGGGGCGTCCCCACGGATCGCCTTGAACGCCTGGGCCCACGTCTGCATCCGGTCGATTTCCTCGTCGGTGAGCGAGAGGACCGGGCTCTCGTCCTCGTCGGGTTCGATCCGGACCTGGAGCCCCGAGGGGTCGAGGTCGTGGGACTCGGCGACCGTGCGGAAGACGCCGGTCCAGAAGTCCTCGGCCTGCCGGCGACCATCCGAGACGACCTCCTCGTAGCGCGTTTCCTGGCGTTCGGTGACGAACTGGTTGATGTTCGTCTCGAACCCGACCGCGTATTTGGGTGCGGGGAGGGGCGCGAGGATGTCGTCGACGAGTTGCTGGAGCGTGTCGTCGAGGTCGGGGACGTCCGACTCCCACTGGTCCAACTCCAGGGGCCCGTCGACCTCGATGACGTCGCCCGGGCCCATGTCCTCCAGTTCGGACATGACGCCGTCGATCCCGTCGGTGTCCCACTCCTGGACCTCGACCTGGCCGTTGGCGAGTTCGTCGACCTCTTTCTGGAACTGTGCCCACCAGATCCCGTAGGCCTTCGTCCGGATGGCCGTGGCGCGGTCGCGCTTGATTTGCTCGTACTCGGTCGCTTCCTCCTTGATGGGCCGGAGAATCGAGCGCCCCCAGATCCCCGTCTCGTCGGAACCGTCGCCCCCGATGTCGACCTGATACGTGGTCTTGGCGACGTCGGCCTGGCTCAACCACACCGTCTCGCGGTCGAAACCGTTGGACCGCCGCCGCCCGAGGATCGACTGGTCCTCGAACTGCGCGTAGGCCGCGGCCTCCCCGCGCTTCGTCTCGGTCGTCCCGTCGTGGTCGGTGTCCTCGGGATCGATGAGGATGTTCTTGTTTTCGTAGACGAGTGGGGTGACGGTCTCCGGTGGGATGTGGTAGAAGCCGGTGACCTCGGTCTCGGGGATCGCCGTCCCCTTGTCGTTCGGGAGGAGGTTGACGAGCGCGGTCCCGCGGGTGAGGCGCTGGGTCTCGGTGATGGGCGCGAACTTCTCGAAGGGTTGGTGTTTCTCGCCCCCGATGACGCCGGCGTTCGGGAGGAACTCGTCGGCGAAGAACCGCTCGGTCGCGTCGCTGTCGGCCTCGACCGTGACGCCGGGCTCGAAGACGTCGCTCACGTACTGGTCGATGTTGGCGGCGACGATCCCCACCTGCTCGTAGACGTCGTGGTGGAGTTCGTCGATGTCGTCAGGTGGGTCGATCTCGTCGACCGCGCCCTTGTGGACGTTGACTGAACTGGAGCGTTCGACGACCTCGACGGCCTGCTTGAACTGTCGCTGGAGTGCGTCTATCAGTCCCATGGATTAGAGGCGGTTGCGTTTGCGAACCCGGCCGGTGGTGCGGGTGACCTCGGCGCGCTCGTACTTGTCGGCCATAATTCCGTACCGGAGGGCGTCGACGAGGTGGTCGTTCTTCTTCACCGGCTTGCCCGTCGTCTGGTTGTAGCGGTAGTGCTGGAGTTCGTCGATGAGGTGCTCACACCGCGGGTGGATGTGGAGCCGGTCGGTGGCGAACAGGTCCTCGACGGTGCGGATCCCCGACTCGACGTCGTTGTCGGCGGCGACCGCGTCGAAGCCCTCGTCGCGGAGGTCGTCGATCCCCCGCTTGTCCGAGGGGTCACACCCGACCATCCCGCGGCCGTACTCCCGGCCGAACGTCGAGAGCGTATCGACGTAGTCGCCGGTCCCCGAGACGGGCTCTTTGGCCTCGTCGTGGACGAAGAGACCGTCGTCCTGCGTGCGCGACAGGGCGAGCATCCCCGCCGGGTGGCCCGACCCCCAGTCGAGGCCGTGGAACCAGTACTGGACGGCGTCCGGCGCGTCGTCGGTGACGTGGCGCTGGCGGTCGAACACCTCGTAGATCGCGCCCTGGCGCGTCCGGACGACCAGGCAGAACTCCCGCGAGAAGGCGTGCTCGGACTGCTTGTTGCGGGCCTTCCGGAGGTACTCGGTCCCGCGCTGGTCCCAGAGGATCTGCGCCGTCTCCTCCGGGCGGAGGGGGTGGGCGGCCTCGTGGTAGAGGTCGGGATCCGGGCGGCGCTCGGGGGCATCGTCCCGGTACTCGGCGTCCCACTCGCCCAGAAGCGCGGGGTACTCGACGAAGTCGAACCCCTCGCGTTCTGACAGGAGCGCGTAGATGTCCGTCGTGGTCTTGCGCGTCCCGATGACGATGGTCTGGCCGCCGTGGTCCTGGACCGGGACGATGACCGAGGAGAGCCAGTCCTCGATCTCCTGCATGTCGCCGTCGCCCTTCTCCTTGATGAGGTCGTCGACGACGAGGAGGTCGACGTGTCGGCCCTCGACGCCCCCGTACAGCCACCCCACCGAGAGGCTGGAGTCGTTCGCGAACTCCTTTTTCCCCTTCTGGTCGGTGGTCCGGCGGTCTTCCTGGAGGTTCGTGAGCCAGGGGTTGCGCTCGGTGAGCTTGTTGAACTCCGAGTGCGCTTTCTCGTAGGCCAGCGTCTCGTTGTTCCCGATCCACGCGACGTGAAAGCCCGACCGGTATTCGAGGTTCCCGAGGACGTACGCGAGTGTGGAGGTGGTCTTGAGGCTCCCGCGGTGGGCCAGCCGGATGAGGTCCTGGCCGCTCGCGAAGTCCCGGAACCACCGTTCGTGATGGGGCCCGAGCGGGGCCCAGTCCCGGTCCTCGCGGTGCATGTACCACTTCGTGAGGACCCGGTAGTAGGGCATCCACCCGTACTGGAGCGGGTTCAGTGCGGCCCGGACGTCGTCGTAGGTGACGCCGTCGAGGGCGAGGTCGTCGACGTCGGGGAGCGTCGTGGTGCTCATTCGGGGTCGAGCGCCTCCCGGAGCATCGTCTTCTCACTCTCGCCGAGGGTGCGCTCGCCGTCGAGTTGCCCCGAGTGCTCGACCTGGTGGGTCTCGCCCTCGGCGATCTTGTTGCGGTCCTTGATGAGCTTCCGGACGAGGTCGATCTCGTCCTGCATGGCCCCGTTCCCCCGGTCGAGCATCTGGGCGAGCGCGGCGATCTCCTCGGCCTCGACCTCGCCGGTCGCGTCGACGACGTCCCGGAACGCCGCCCAGAAGTCGCGTTGTTCCTCCTGGTCGTTCAACGCCCGCACCGCCCGGCGCAGGCGGGCCAGTCGCCAGTCGATGAGGTCGTCCAGTTTCTCGACATCGTCGTAGTCGTCGAGGGCGTCGATCGTCCGGCGGTCCTCCTCGGAGAGGTAGTCGCTGAAGAGGCCGTGCTCGAAGTGGGGCGAGTCCTCGCCCTTCGGGGACTTTCCCCCGTGGATCCCACACTTCCCGTGCGAACCGACGGCGGCCCGGCCACACCGCTTGCCGGTCGACTGGGCAGTCGCCTCACAGCGACCGTACACCGTCGACTCGGGATTCGTCGTCATGTCTGGAGTATTAGTGATCGGCCCATGGGGTTGCCCCCCGAGACCACTGGCTCATGGGGTTACCGCGCCGCCTCCCGCGAGACCGCCGTGTCCGACTGGATCCAGCCAGTCATCCTCGCGTCGGGGTCGTAGACCACGACTACGCCGTCGTCGATCGCGTGCCGGAGCTCGATCGGCGCGTAGTCGGGGTCCCGAACGACGTCCTGGACTTCGACCCAGGGCGTCCGGCGTTCGTCCATCATCCCACCCGATCCCGGAGCCACGCCACCCCACGAAGGATGAGGGCGATCCCGGCGAGGACGAGCGTGAACAGGAACCACACGACGAACCCGAGGGCGGCGACGATCCGCTCCCGGAGTGTCCCGTTCGGGTCGCCGGGCCGAGTCTGTGCGGTCATGTCTCGTCGGATGCGACGAAGGCCAGGGCGATCACGATCCCGGCGACGACCCCCAGTGCGAACCCGCCGGCGAGGTAGTGCCACTCCCGATAGGTGTTCGCGAACTCCGAGAGGGCATCGTCTGGGGGCATCTCACTCGCCCTCCGTGGCCTCGGTCACGGCCTCGGTGGCGTCCTCAACGCGCTCGGCGCCGAACAGTGCCGACAGGGACGTGTAGACCAGGACGGCGATCCCGCCGGCCAGGACACCGACGACGAACGAGATCGGGAGCTGGCCGGAGACGTCGACCTCGCCGGTGACGACGAGGTCGGTCGCGATCGCGCCGGTCGCGACGGCCCAGGCGATCCCGCCGGCGACCAGCAGGATCGAGGCCAGGATGGTCGCGACGACGGCGATAGCCACGCGGCGAGCAGTGGGGTTACGGGTCGGGGTGTCGGGGTCTTCGGGCATGGGTCAGTCGTCGACGTCGGACCGTCAGCGATCGTCGGCCTCCTCCAGCGGGTCGGGGACGGGGTCCTTCTACGTGTCAGGGTAGACGATAGGATGGATCCCCTTGCCGTTCTCGTGGACTTCGTCCTCTGGGACCTCACGGACTTGGTGGGGCGCATCGTCAGGGGCGAGCCGGTCGTTCTCGTCAGCCATCCGCTTAGCCCCTTTCGACGTGTCACTATGGCCCGCGTTATTGCCGTCAGTGGTTTCGACTCGGTACGCCAGTCCCTCAGTGGATTTTGTTCCATTCATTGTCAGTTTTCTCCTATCGGGCGATCACTCTCGGTCATCCTCCCGTGGGTCCTTGTGTTCCTCCCGGACGTCGGCCCACACCGCGGCCAACTCGACGAGGTCGACCCCGTTGATGAGGCCGGCCAGCAGCAGCGACAGCGTCGCCACGGTCGTCGGCTCTGCCCCGCTCTCGATCGCGTAGCCGGCGAAGGCGAGGATGCCCAACGTGGTCAGCAGGCCCTTCAGCAGCTTCCAGCGTTTGAGATCCATCGTTGGTCGGAGGTCGTGGTCGAGCGAACGGTTGTGCACGGTGACGGCCGCCGGGATGACGGCGGTCGCGAGTTCTGGTATCATGATCGTGTACTGAAACAGGGGGCGACAGGCCGGAGTGCTACCGGACCGGCCACGGTGGATCCGCTCCCTCCGGGTTGTCCCCAGGGGCCAGGAGCGGCGTGGGCCGGCGACGTCCCGTCGCGAGTCCGGACGGGCAGTGGACGATTCTCGTGGAAGTCGGCAGTCAGACCGTTGATGCACGCGGTCGGTAGCGAACCTGAAGGTTAGTCGGCGGACGCGGATCCCGCCCGGTCGCGCTTCGGTGGCCTCGTCCCCGCGTCCCTGGAGTCATCGGCGACCTGGCTCGCGACGTTCGCCCGGTGGAGGGCCCTGGCGAGGAGTTCGTCGGTCTCGGGCCACAGGCCCCAGGGGCCGTGTTCTTCGAGGATCGCCTGGAAGAACGTCACGCGGTCGTGGTCGACCTGGAGGGCGTCGAGCGTTCTGGAGAGGCGCTTGGCCCGGTCGAGGACGTCGTCGCGGGGCTCCCGCAGTGGGCGCTCGAAGGCGAACGCCGACTCGACCCCGCAGGCGCAGAACGTCCCGTGGTCGTCGGCCGGGGGATCCCCGGGGACGTGCTCGATCGACGTGGTCCGCTTGACCCGCGTCGACGGCGCGAGTTGCCGATGGGCGTCGGCCCGTCCGAGGCCCGGTTGAGGTCGGGGGCGTCGAACCCGCCGGAAGCAACTCGAACAGACTTCGGAGTTGTTGAGGACGTGGTCCTGGTAGAGCGCGTGCATGGCTGGAGCCCCACTCTCGGGTTGGTCACGAACGCGATCCGCGGTGGTTCTGTCCGGGAGCTTATGCGTCCGTTCGGATATGGTTCGCGGGGCCGGCACGCGCGTTCCGGACCGGCGCGTTCGTTCCGATCCGGATCACGGGTCGGGGGCCCGGTAGACCGGTGTGCCCGGATCCTCTGGGTTGGCCTCCTGTTCGACGAGGGGCGTCGTCCGGAGAGTTCGCATGGCCTCCCGGACCGAGCGCTTCTCGAAACCCGTCTCGGCGGCCAGATCCGCAACCGAGAGCGCGCCGTCCGCATAAAAGAGCGTCCAGTAGCAGTCCCGAACCGTCGCCGGTGGGCGGTCGACCTCGTCGAACAGGTGGGTCATGGGGTCGTCCGTCAGACTGGGGACGTCACGGGGTCGGTCAGGCATCGTTCCCTCCGTCGGCGATCGTCCCGAGTGTCGTCTGTTCCGCGTCCGTGAACGCCGGAGAGACGTCGGGGTCGAAGTTCATCACGAGCGACTCGGTCGCGGGCGCGTGGGACTCGCCCTCCGCGACGTCGAGCGTATAGCTGGCCTCGAACTCCCGGACGGTGAGGTCACGGGCGAGCCGCGGTGGGATCCGGACGTCCGGGAGCTGCCCATAGCTCACGATCCACTGCCCATCGGCGTCTGCGAAAACGTCGAACAGGCGCTGGTGGTCGAACTGCCCGCCGCCGTAGTAGTTGTAGTCCGTCTCGACGTAGGGCGGATCCCCGTAGAACAGCGTGTCCGGGCGGTCGTAACGGTCGACAACAGTCGCGTAGTCGTCACACTCGACGACCACGTCCTGGAAGCGTTCGACGACGGCGTCGAGACGATCGATCGCCCCGCGGAACGACCGAGGTTCGCTGCGCTTGATGCTCGTCTTGAAACCGGAGTAGCGGTCGATCTTCGCGCCGTACTGCGTGTACCGGAGGTAGAACCAGCGCCCCGCCCGTTCGACGTCGTCCTCGGGGCGGTGGCCGTCGTAGAAGGCCCGTGCCCAGCGTTCGTGCAGCTCCCGCGAGTACGGGACCGCCCGGAGCCACTCCTGGAGGTCGTCGCGACGCTCTCGGACGGTCCGGAAGAAGTGGACGACGTCGCTGTTGCGGTCGTTGTAGACCTCGACGTAGCTCTCGGGTTTGTTGAGGAGCAGCGCTGCGGATCCGCCGAACAGTTCGACGTACCGGCGGTGATCGGGGACGTGGGCGAGGATCTCGTCGACCATCCGCGTTTTCCCGCCCGGGTACGGGAACGCGCTAAGGGCCATCCTCGCCCTCCAGGACGCCGTGGTCGTCGGCTTCCTCCAGCACTTCCGTCCGGACGTGCGCGACCGCCCACCCGGACCAGTCCTCGTCGTGATACCGCTCTCGGATCGCCTCGGGATCCCGACCACCCAGGAGTTGCGTGCGTTCGAGCGTGACCTGGATTTCAACCTGGCCCGCGTGCTCGCGCTCGTAGTGCATCTGGGCGCGGTGGTCGGCGCTCAGTCGACTCCCGTAGTCGTCCCCGTCGTACTCGTAGGTCCACTCGCAGTCGGGGAACGGGCAGGTGCGCTCGTCGGTCATCCACGCACCCCCGGCGTCCCGACCGCCCGCTCGTCGAGGCGTGCCCGGAGGTCGTCGACGCCGTTACACCGCCCGGAGCGGATGTGGTCGGGGATGTTGTCGCCCTTCGTCCTCGGGATCCCGCACACCGGGCAGACGCGATCGGGTGTCCCGTCACCGCCGACGTCGACGCTCACTCCAGGACCTCCACGCGGTCGTTCGGGCAGTCGAGGAGCGGTGCGTCGGTCCGGGCGACGAGGACGCGGGTGACGTCCTCCGCGGGACGGTAGGCCGCCCGGAGGATCCCCGGCTCCTCGGAGTCGTCCGGGCGCGTTACCTGGACGGCCTTGCCGGGGAGTCCCAGTGTGGCGGCGACGTCTCGGTGGTCGCCGGGGACGAACTCGGTCGGGTCGTGGTCGATCTCGGTCGGTGGGTCGGGCATCGTGGTGGTCGGATAGTGTCGCAGGGGTTGCCGCACTCTTCACGGGTTCGGCACCGGGCCGAAACCCCCGATCTCTGCGTTTCAGGCGGCAGGGCCGCCGCTCCCGCAGTTAGCGATCAAGGGGGGTAGCATCGGCCCGATACCACGAATCTGTCAGGGTGGTGGCCGATCCCGCGCCGTGTGCGGGACTCGCGTCTCCAGAAGTGTGGCAACCCGTGCGGAGCTACGCGAGTAGCGGTTCACGCGCTCTCGCCCCCGTTGGCGTACTCCTCGCGAACGTCGGCCAGGAGGTCGGCGAGGTCCCGGCCGCGAGTGGCGAGGCGGAGTTCTTTCGGCTTCGGGCCGCCGGGGTTCTCGACCTCGGCCCAGGCGAACGAGCCGCCGATCTCGTCCATCAGCCGAAGCGCCGTGGATCGGCTCCCGTCGATGGCGGCGGTCGCCTCGCCGGTCTCGACCTTCACGCCACCCATGCCGCCGTTGGCGTCCTCGACAGCGTACCGGAGGATCGCCTTGAGGTTCGCGAGCTTGTCTTGCTGTTGTTCGGGCGTCTGGGCCTGGGCGAGGGTGGCTTCTTCGCGGACCTCGCGAAGTTCCTCTCGGAGCCGTTCGTTCTCGGCTTCGAGGTCGCCGACGCGGTCGTCGAGGCTGTTCACCCGGCGCTTGAGGGCGGCCAGCAGGTTCCGCGCCGCCTCCGGATCGTCGGGGACGTCGTCACCAACCGCCACGGATCGTCACCTCCTCCAGCCGGTGAACCTTCCGACAGGTCGGGCACTCGAACTCCAGCGTGTCGTCGCGACGGTGGGGCTCGCCGAGGGGCGTCCCATCCGTGGGACACGCCTTCGGGGCGCGGCGGGTTGCGCTCACTGGTCCTCACCTCCCGACTCGTCGGCGAGGTCGCGACCACACTCGTCACAGCGGTAGATCGTCTCGGAGTCGTGACCGCAGTTCGGGCACTCGACGGTCATGACGACTCCTCCAGGGTCGCAATGTTACCACAATTATTACACACGAGGACGGTGTCGTGGTGGTCGAGCAGGCGCTCCAGGTCGGCCTCGGAGACGTCCTCGGGGACGCGGCCCTCCTCGGGGAAGAAGCGGACGTTGTTCCGCGAGACCTGCGAGTGCATCCGCTTCTTGCGCTCGTCGCCGTAGGGGCCGCCCAGGGTGGGCGAGCACTCGGAACAGACCCGCCGCCACTGGCGGGCTCCGGAACGGCTCATCAGTCGTCTCCTCCCGCCCGCGCATCACTCGGTTTCAGGCCGTCCGCGACGGGTTGCGGGCCGTCGCCGTAGTGGTTCAGCGTCGGTTCGTCGGTGGGTTCCAGCAGCTCCCCGCACAGTGCCTTCGCCATGTTGACCGGGACCGCGTTCCCGATCAGTTCGGTCGTCTTGCTCTTGGCGGTCGGCGTGAACTCGTAGGAGTCCGGGAAGCCCTGGGCGCGGGCGAGTTCCCGGGGTTTGAGCATCCGGTAGCGGATGTCCAGGCCCCAGGGGTACACCTCGGGGATGCACAGGGCGAACCGGTCCCGCGTGGTGACGGTCCCGAGCGGGACCGACGCGGGATCCTTGGCCGGGCCTTCGTAGTCGTCGACGAACGACCACGCGACCGGCCAGGCGAGCGGCGCGGGGCTCTTCGACGCCGGGACCGTCATCAGGGGCCGGTCGACCGACCGCGTCCGGGGTCGCTGGCCCGCCCGTTCGCTGTTGAGCGGGCAGAGGTAGGGGTTCGAGAGGCCGAAGTGCTGGCCGCCCGACGTCACCGTATCGACCGGCGCGGAGAGCGGCCGGCAGTGACTCGTCCCGTAGAACTTCACGAGGTACGGGTCGGAGTAGGCGAATACCCCGCCGCGCTCGGTGGCGATCGTCGGCATCGGCCTGTCGATGGGGAGGGTGGCCCCGCCGAACGACCACCGGATCAGCGAGGGGGTCAGCAGGTGCCCGTCGTTGTTCTTCGCGGTGATGGTGTGCAGGGGCCTCTCGGTCGGCGGGTACACGCCGTTGCTGTGGAGGTCGCCCTGGAGACCGTTCCGCGGTTTCACCAGCGACCGGTGGACGTCCACCTCGATCTTGCCGATGGACCCCGCCGTCGCGACCGTCGGCGTCGGCCGGGCGTGGGCGTCCCGGAGCTTCGCGTTCGAGTGCTGGCCGAGCAGGTACGCCCCCGTCAGGACCGCGCCACCGTTGGGGAGGGCCACCAGGAAGGGGTCGTCCGTGGCCTCCGCGACGATCCCCGCGTACTCGGCGGGGACCACGCGCTCCCGGAGGCCCTGGACCGTGTAGGCCACGGGGTCGTCCTCGTTGCCGTTGCCGATCCGGTCGAGCACAGCCGCGAAGGGTTCGAGGTGGTCGTCGCAGTGGCGGCGGATCCCCTCCGCGATCCGTTGCATCGTCGTGTTCTTCGGCGGCGTCTTCCGGCCGTCGTTGAGGTCCCGTGTCCAGATGGACCCGCCGGGGTCCGACCAGTCGATGACGTCCGCGGCGGTCCGGTGGGGCTTGGTCCCCGGGACCTCGCCCCGAGGACTGTGGGTCGGATCCGGGTAGGCGGGTTGATAGTTGAGCCGCCCCATCACGAACAGGCGCTTGCGGGACTGGGGATCGCCGTAGTCGGCGGCGACGAACGTCTCGTGGTCGACCGTGTACCCGAGTTTCTTGAGCGTCCCGATCCAGTCCTCGAACAGCGACCCGTCCTTGATCATCTGGTACTCCTCGTCCTCCTCGTTCCATTCGAGGGGTCCCCAGTTGCGGAACCCGGGGACGTTTTCGAGGATGAACTGGTCGGGCCGGAGGAGTTCGAGCCAGTGGGCGACGTGCCGTGGCCCCATCCGCTTCTGGTCGTTGTCGGCCATCCCGCCCTTCGCCGGGCTGTGGGGCACGCACGAGGGGCCGGCGATCAGGACGTCCACCCGGTAGCCGTCGACGGCGTCCGGCGGGTGGAGCGCCTGGACCTTCGCGTTGTGGACCTCCGCGTAGGGGTGGTTCGCCCGGTAGGTCTCGACGGCCGGATCCCAGTGGTTGACCGCGACGAGTTTGATGTTCTCGTCCAGCCACACCTGGACCCGGACGTGCTCACGGTGGACCGCGTCGGGGGCCAGCCCCGTCTCGGCGGCGATCGTCTCCCGGAACCGGTCGACGACCGACTCCACAAACCCGGTCGTGAAGCCGCCCCCGCCGCAGAACAGGTCGACCGCGACCAGTCGGTAGTCGTCGGTCACGCCACCACCCCTGGCGAGTTCCCTATCGCGGTATAGGGTTTACGCCCCAGATTATCGCCCTTATGACACGACGATGCGCCAGATGTTCGGCTGATAACGCCTATAATCTGGGAGGACGATGGCTCTCCATGGTCGACGTCTCGGATCCCAGCGGGATCGACGACAAGCTCGACCGGCGCTGGGCGCAACTGGAAGCCGCGAGTATCGACGGCCGGGATCGCGAGGCCATCCGCGCCTTCGTATCCCATCGCCGCGACGTCGAGGACCGCGCCCGGACGACCCTGACCCACGATCTGTCCACGTTGCGCTGTGCGAGCGAACGCGCCGACTGCCCGCTCGTCGAGATGGACCGGACCGACGTCCGGAGCCTCCTGGGGTCGCTCACGGCGCCGAAACACCAGGGCGGGTACGGGCTCGCCCGCGACGGCTCCGGGATCTTCGGCTACAAGCGGGCGCTCCGGGTCTTCTTCGACTGGCTGGACGACGAACCGGGGTATGGCTCCTATTCGTTTCACGATAGTATCGACCTCCCGACGATGGACGTCGACGGCGCGGGCGCTCGCGACGAGATGCTCTCGCCGGAGGAGATCGAGGCGCTGAAGGGGGCGGCGCGAACCCCGCGCGACGCCGCCCTCATCGACTTTCTCGCCGACACGGCCCTCCGGGTGACCGCGTTGCTCTCGTTGCGCGTCGGCGACCTCGACCTGGAGGGCGACGAGCCCTCGTTCGTCCTCCCCGAACTGGAGGACGGCGACAAGGGGGCCGGCGACGTCGCCCGCCCGATCCTCTACTCGCGGGGGGAGTTGCGGGCCTACCTCACCAACCACCACATCGACCCGCGCGAGGAGGCCCCGCTCTGGCCGGTCGCCCACCGCTTCTACGACTACGACGCGCCCCAGTCGTGTGCCGTCGGCGACGACCGCGTCCGGGCGATGCTCGCCCAGTGTGCCGAGCGCGCGGGGATCGACAAGCCCGTCAACCCCCACAACTTCCGGCGGACCGCGCTCACGCGCCTGTCGAACTCGGACCGCCTGACCCCCCAGGAGATCCAGCACATCGCCGGGTGGGCCGACCAGCGGATGCTGGAGGTCTACGACTACACGGACGACGAAGAACGGAACGCCGCCATCCACGAAGCGGCGGGCTTCTCGGACGGGAGTACGGACTCGGGGCCGGACCTGACGCCGAACCACTGCCCGGACTGCCGGACGACCGTCTCCTCGACGACCCACTACTGCCCGCAGTGCGGGACGGACCTCTCCGAACCCGCGAGTGAGGCGAAGGCCGAACAGCGCGACGGGCTGCTGGATGACCTCGTCGAGATCGACGACCCCGCGGCGCGGGCGGTCATCCGGGACCTCGTCGACCGTATCGACGACCGACCGGGCGACGCGCAGGGTCACGAGGCATCACCGTCCCCAGACTCGTAGCGATCGAGGATGGCCTCGATGACGTCGGCCGAGTAGGTGTCGGGGTACTCCTCGGCGAACCACTCGTACCGTTCGCGCTCCTCCTCGGGGAGTTCGTGCGGCTTCATGACTCCACCTCGCTGAGCCTCGCGAGCGTCCCGGCGACCATCTCGGCCTGCCGGATCGCGTCGTCGAGGGCGTCGTGTGCGGTCCCGTCGTGGTCGGGGTCGACCGCCACGTCGAGACTGGCGATCGTCCGGGCACACCGCTCGTCCTGGTAGGACCACGGTTCGACGATCCCGACGGCGTCGTACGCTTCGGCCAAGATGGCACAGTCGAACGCCGGGGAGAACGCCCATATCTCGGACGCGGTCCCGTAGAAGGCGGCGAAGTCTTCGAGCACGCTACGGAGTGGGTCGCCGCCCGTGAGCACCGCCTTCGCGTCGTCGTCGCGGTCGAGCCACCACGCCAGGGTCCCGGCGTCGATCGAGAGGCCGGCGTCCTGGCAACTCGCCAGATCGACCGACCGGTGGAACGTGTCCTCGGTGGGTCCGTCCGCGTCGAAGCGGACCGCGCCGATGCTCAAGATTGCACACCCGGGGTCGGTCCCGAGGGTTTCGAGGTCGAGCATCACGCGGTCGGGAGCGTCGGTCGGTGTCATATCCGGTCCTCCCACTCGACCACACGGATCGGTAGCTGGAGCTCGTGGATCCGGTCGGCCAACCCCTCGATCGGTGCCCAATGGCACTGGCCGATAAGCGGGGGCTGAACCTGGAGTTCGCCGTCGTGGTGCGGGTACGACCGGATCTCGTCACAGTGACCCGCGAAGAATCCGTCGCCCTGGACGACCGACTTTAGCATCGTGTCGCCGTGCTCTAAACCCTCAAGGATCTCGCGGGCCTCCTCCACAGACTCAGCGGGTTCGTAGCCGTCCTTTTCCTGCCGTTGACTTTCGGGGATCGTACTCATGCCTGTCTCCCCAGGTGGTCGTCGATCGTCCGCCAGAGCGGGCCCTCGCCCCGCGGGCGAACCGTCGCGATGATACAGCCCTGTCGGACGAGGGCGACGTCCTGGCCGTGGTGGTAGCGGACCTCGTCGCCGCAGTGACGCTCGGCGGCCCGGATCCGCTGGCTCTCGCCCCAGGCCGTCTCCAGGTCGACGTCGGCGTCGGTGCGTTCGTTCCAGCGGTCGGCGGCGTGCCCCGTCGGCGTGGGGTGGTCGGCGAGGCTCATGGCACCACCTGCCCGGCCTGCGTGACGATGATCGCCGCGCCCAGCAGGAGGACGACGACGAGCGCGAACCACAGCGGGCTGATGTGTTGGGGTTCCATCAGCTACCGCCCTCCCCGAAGACGCCCTCGGGTCGCCCGGTGTAGGCGTCGCAGATCGCTTTCAGGATCGCGCCTTCTCGGGGGGGGTCCAGGTCCGGGTCGTTCTCGACGGCTTCCCGGGCCTGTTCCCACGCCGCGAGTTCGTCCTCGTCGTACAGGGCGATGCACTTCTTGACGCGGGTCACGACCGGTCACCCCCCTCGTCGTGGGTCTCCCCACCGAGTTCGGAAAGCCGTTCGTTGTCGATCCGGGCCGCGTTGACCATCGCGGCAGGGGTCAGACACCCGACACGGTCGCCAGCGTTGAGCACGCTGAATCCGTATGGATCCTCTGGCCCCACGGTCACGTCGGCGACGGTGACGCCCCCTCCGTGCTCGCACTCGCACCCGTACATCAGCTCACCGTCGAGGTTTTCGACGGCGTTCTCGCCCATCTGGAGGCCGGCCTCGACGCCCTTGAGGTAGGTCTCGATCTGACTGATGTTCGGGGCGTTGGCGACCCGGCGGAGGTTCCGGAGGTCGTGGCGGCGACTCCGGAGGTCCTGCTTGGCGTTCCGGAAGAGCTTCTCGCGGATCTCGTCGCGGTCCTGGGCGTCGCTCACGACCCACCACCATCCTTGATCCGCGGGGCGAGTCGGTGTTCGACCTCGCAGTGCCCCTCGACGCGCTCGTAGGCGAGCGTGATGGGCATGGAGTCGCCGACCCCCAGGTCGACGTCGTGGTCGTCGTCGACGGGCCCGGTGACGTCTTCGAGGTAGTCCAGCGACACCATCGACGCGACCGTGTCGGTGACGACGCCGGCCAGCAGGTCGTCCTCGTGGTAGACCGTCTCGACGGTGTCGGTGTCGCCGGTCGCGGCGAACGTGATCCGTTCGAGGTCGGTGTTGGTCTCGACGGACACCTTGTCGTTCGCGAGGCCCGCCGCCGCGACCGCGTGGGCCAGGTCCGCGCCGGTGAGCGTCGCCCGGACGGGAAGCCCGAGGTCGGGGAAGTTCGGCGGATCCCGGACCGAGTCGGGGTCGACCAGCGCGAGGTCGTACTGCGTGCGCCCGCCCACCTGGACGGTGAGGACGTTCCGGTCGATGTCGAGCGTCAGGTGGACGAGCGCCCCACTGTCCCCGAGGGCGACGACGTCCAGCAGGCGGTCGAGCGGGACGCCCACCCGCTCGCCGTCGGAGTGGGTCTCGTAGGACTCGAAGGCGCGACTCGCGAGGTCCAGGCGGACCTGGCCGACGTTCGCGGGGTCGACGGCGTCGATCCGCCAGCCCGTCGGGGTGCACTCGACGACGCACTCCTCGACGAGGGCGTCGACGGGGGCGAGCGCGGATTCGAGGGTCGAGACCGTGGTGATGGCGTCGAAGGCCATCAGTCGGCACCTCCCTCGACAGGGGTGAAGTAGACGATCTCCTTCTCCCAGTCGAACGCCCCGACGCGGTAGCCGTAGCTATCCCAGGCGGTCTCGAACGTCGTCACGTTACACCGACTGTCGGATGCCTCCGCGACGACGGTCTCGCCGAACGACCCGACGGATTCGACCTCCGGTTTGTCCTCCAGGTAGTCGATGAACGCGGCTTGGGGCGGCATCAGTCGTCCTCCTCCTCGTCCTCGTCGTCGGCCCGCCCACCGACCGGGCCCGTGGAGTGGCGTTCGGCCCGCTCGCAGTGCCGGCACAACCGGCCCGTCGACTGACGGCCGCACTTGCAGGTCATCAGACCTCCACCCCCTCCCAGTTCTCGGCGGTCGCACGGAGGTCATCGGCGACGCTCCGCAGGTCGTCGGGTTCCATGTCCGCGCCGTGCTTTTTCAGGAGGCTCCGGAGTTCGTCCCGGAACTCGGCGTCAGTCATCCCGACCACGCCCGTTGATGCAGACCTGAAAGATGTCGCCGGTGTCCGGCGTTCCGATGACGTGGTCGTAGACGCGGTGGTAGGCGTCCTCGGCGTCGATCTGCCCGGCCTGGAGGTCCGTCGCGGCCACTTCGAGGACGTCGGCGGTGTTGCGGAACTCGGTCGCGAGGTCGACGAGTAGTTCGGCGCGGAGGTCGCGGTAGCGTTGCTCCTGGTCGTCGAGCCACTGGAGGGCGGCGTCGGCGTCGACCACCCACCCGTGGATCGCGAACGGGTCGGGGTCGTAGGTCACCGCCCCGACGGGCGGGGCCGTCCGCGTGCGCTCGGGTTCGGGGGTCAGGCGCTCGGAGAGTGCACGGTCGCGGGCGTTGTCCTGTTCGAAGACCTCGGCCTCGACGGGTTCGATGTCGAACGCCGTCTCGAAGCGGTCGTCGTCGGCGTCGACCGTACAGAAGTGTTTGCCGTCCTTCGCTTCGTGGACGCGGATGAGCGCGATCCGGGCGTTCTCCGGGGCGGCCTCGGGTGGGTCGACCGGCTCGGGATCGTCGGCGTCGGCGTAGAGGTCGACGCCGCTCCCGTCGGTGACGGGCTTGCGGTCCTCCCGCGTCCCGTGCGGGTCGGGGTGGGGCGCTTCCCGGAGCGCCCGGGCCATGTTGCCGTCGAACCAGTCGTAGCCCCGGAGTTGGGCGTAGACCTTCCGCTCGCCCATGCGGAGTTCCCGGGCGATCTCGACGCCCGTCAACCCCTCGTCGACGAACAACTCGCGCAGGGCGGCCTCACCAAGTCCGGTGGGGGTTTCAGGCCCGCCGTCCCCGTCTCCAGTGGGGCGAGACCCCCCGCGCCCCCTTTCCCCCCTGACGTTTGACTCGTCGGGAGGATCGGGATCGTTACCAGTAGGCTGTGCATTCCGTGCCGATTCGTCCGTAGTACCCGACTTTTTAAGGTCGGGTGTGTCGTTAGTAGTCATGGTCGCGTGATTGCGTGCTTATGTGATCGCGTGGCCGGCCACC